ATGAAGCGGGCGGGCGAGGCGGGGAAAGCACTGCGCGCTGGCGGTGGTGCTGATTTTATTTTTTCAGCGTCTGAGCGCGTCGTGATGGCGTTTAGATTGTTCGCCGGGGCGTTGGTTTGTCTGCGGGGTGTTTTGCGCGGAGGTAAGCGTGTGAGGGCGTGATGACGGGGTGTAAAAAAGCCGCCCGCAGGCGGCGATGTTCAGCCGTTGTCAGTGTCCAGTGAGTAGTTTTTAAAGCGGATGACCTCCTGATCGAGCCAGCCGTTTATCTCGCGGATCCTGTCCTGTAACGGGATAAGCTCATTGCGGACAAAGACCTTTGCCACTTTCTCAATATCTCCCAGCGACCCGACGTTCTCCGGCTTGCCGCCCATCAACTGAAAGGGGATGCGGTGTGCGTCCAGCAGGTCAGCGGCGCTGGCTTTTTTGATATTAAAAAAATCGTCCTTCGTCGCCACTTCACTGAGGGGGATAATTTTAATGCCGTCGGCTTTCCCCTGCGGGGCATAGAGAAACAGATTTTTAAAGTTATTGCGGCCTTTCGACTTAACCATGTTTTCGCGAAGCATTTCGATATCGTTGCGATCCTGCACGGCATCGGTGACGTACATGATGTATCCGGCATGTGCGCCATTTTCGTAATACTTGCGGCGGAACAGCGTGGCCGACTCATTCAGCCAGGCAGAGTTAAGGGCGCTGAGATATTCCGGCAGGCCGTACAGCTCCTGATTAATATCCGGCTCCAGCAGGTGAAACACGGAGCCGGGCGCGAAGGCTGTCGGCTCGTTGAAGGACGGCACCCACCAGTAAACATCCTCTTCCACACCACGGCGGGTATATTTTGCCGGTGAGGTTTCCAGTCTGATGACCTTACCGGTGGTGCTGTAACGCTTTTCCAGAAACGCATTACCGAACACCAGAAAATCCAGCACAAAGCGGCTGAAATCCTGCTGGGAAAGCCACGGATGCGGGATAAATGTCGAGGCCAGAATATTACGTTTGACGTAAATCGGGGAGCTGTGATGCACGGCAGCACGCAGGCTTTTTGCCAGACCGGTAAAGCTGACCGGTGGCTCATACCATCTGCCGTTACTGATGCACTCAACGTAATCCAGAATGTCACGGCGGTCGAGTACCGGCACCGGCTCACCAAAGGTGAATGCCTCCATTTTCGGGGCGCTGGCGGTCATTTTTTTTGCCGCAGGTTGCGGTGTTTTCCCTTTTTTCTTGCTCATCAGTAAAACTCCAGAATGGTGGATGTCAGCGGGGTGCTGATACCGGCGGTGAGTGGCTCATTTAACAGGGCGTGCATGGTCGCCCAGGCGAGGTCGGCGTGGCTGGCTTCCTCGCTGCGGCTGGCCTCATAGGTGGCGCTGCGTCCGCTGCTGGTCATGGTCTTGCGGATAGCCATAAACGAGCTGGTGATGTCGGTGGCGCTGACGTCATATTCCAGACAGCCACGACGGATAACGTCTTTTGCCTTGAGCACCATTGCGGTTTTCATTTCCGGCGTGTAGCGGATATCGCGCGCGGCGGGATAGAACGAGCGCACGAGCTGGAACACGCCGATACCGAGGCCGGTGGCATCAATTCCGATGTATTCGACGTTGTATTTTTCGGTGAGTTTGCGGATGGATTCAGCCTGGGTGGCAAAGTCCATGCCTTTCCACTGGTGACGCTCAAGTATTCTGAATTTGCCACCGGCCACCACCGGCGGTGCCAGTACCACGCATCCGGCGCTGTCGCCACGGTGTGACGGGTCGTAACCAATCCATACCGGACGGGAGCCGAATGGATTCGCGGCAAACGGCGCATAGTCTTCCCATTCTTCCAGCGTGTCGACCATGCAGCGTTGCAGCTCCTCGAACGGGAACACCGATGCCTTGTCGTCAACAAATTCACACATGAACAGGTTTTTAAAATCGTCGGCGCTGTTTTCGCGTTTGAGCTGCTCAATGTCGAACAGCGTGCAGCCACCTTTCAGGGCGTCCTCAATGGTGACAATCTGCCGCCACTGGCCGTCCGCACAGAGAAGCCCACCGGCAAGGGCGTTATGACTGACGTCGATTTCCACGCGTTCAGCGGCGCTGGCGCGTCCCCGGTTAAACAGTTCACCCGACCAGAACGGGTAGGCGTCGTGCGCCAGCGTGGACGGGGTGGAGAAATAGGTCGAGCGCAGGTGACTCTGTGAGGCCATACCTGATGCCACCTTACGCAGTACCTGAAAATTCGGGATCCAGAAAATCTCGTCGACGTACAGGTCGCCGTTATGGCTCTGTGCGGTGTTGGAGTTGGTGCCGAGAAAAATCAGTTTTGCGCCGTTATTGCCCAGGACAATCGGGTCACCGGTCAGGTCAACGTCAACCAGCCGGGCAAAGGCGATGATGTATTCGCGGAACACATACGCCTGCGTTTTACTGGCCGACAGAAAAATCTGGTTATGACCGGTTTTCAGGGCGCGCAGCAGCGCCTCGCGGGAAAAATAAAACGTCGCGCCAATCTGGCGGGATTTCAGGATATCGCGGATGCGGTGCTCAAGCCCGGCGCGATACCAGTGCAACTGATAGTCGAAAGACTGCTCAAAGAAAATCTGCTCCAGCTTTTCGATGGCCTCGTCACTGAAAAAATTCTTTTTCGGTTTGCGACGCCCGCCTTTGTTGCGGTTAGCGACGTTCGGATTAAGGTCTGCCTCGTTGCCGGTCTGACTGTAACGGTTGACCCGTGCCAGTCGTTCAATCTGGCGTCCCAGCAGGTCAATTTCCTTGAAGTCACCGCCGGTTTTCTGCGGTTTGATGATGAGCTGGGTCAGCCGCGCTTCCAGACTCATTTCGACACGGCTGATGGGGGCAACGCTGTCCCAGCCGTCGCGCTGTTTCCAGCTCTGCACCGTCGGGCGTTTCATCTGCAACATGGCGGCAATCTGCGGCACGGAAACCCCCTGCCAGTACAGCAGCGCCGCCTGACGACGCGGGTCGTGTAAAAGAGTGGTGTCTGTGGTGATGGTCATGAATACCTCGCCGTGATGAATACACGGCAAGGCTACTGAGTCGCGTCCCGCGATTCGCTAAGGTGCTGTTGTGTCAGTGATAAGCCATCCGGGACTGATGGCGGAGGATGCGCATCGTCGGGAAACTGATGCCGACATGTGACTCCTCTAATCACTATTCAGGACTCCTGACAATGGCAAAAAAAGTCTCAAAATTCTTTCGTATCGGCGTTGAGGGTGACACCTGTGACGGGCGTGTCATCAGTGCGCAGGATATTCAGGAAATGGCCGAAACCTTTGACCCGCGTGTCTATGGTTGCCGTATTAACCTGGAACATCTGCGCGGCATCCTGCCTGACGGTATTTTTAAGCGTTATGGCGATGTGGCCGAACTGAAGGCCGAAAAGATTGACGATGATTCGGCGCTGAAAGGCAAATGGGCGCTGTTTGCGAAAATCACCCCGACCGATGACCTTATCGCGATGAACAAGGCCGCGCAGAAGGTTTATACCTCAATGGAAATTCAGCCGAACTTTGCCAACACCGGCAAATGTTATCTGGTGGGTCTGGCCGTCACCGATGACCCGGCAAGCCTCGGTACGGAATACCTGGAATTCTGCCGCACGGCAAAACACAACCCCCTGAACCGCTTCAAATTAAGCCCTGAAAACCTGATTTCAGTGGCAACGCCCGTTGAGCTGGAATTTGAAGACCTGCCTGAAACCGTGTTCACCGCCCTGACTGAAAAGGTGAAATCCATTTTTGGCCGCAAACAGGCCAGCGATGACGCCCGTCTGAATGATGTGCATGAAGCGGTGACCGCTGTTGCTGAACATGTGCAGGAAAAACTGAGCGCCACTGAGCAGCGCCTCGCGGAGATGGAAACCGCCTTTTCCGCACTTAAGCAGGATGTAGCTGACAGGGCGGATGAAACCAGCCAGGCATTCACCCGCCTGAAAAACAGTCTCGACCACACCGAAAGTCTGACCCAGCAGCGCCGCAGCAAGGCCACCGGCGGTGGCGGTGACGCCCTGATGACGAACTGCTGACCGGCGTCAGCCAGTCCGGGAAAACCTTCACGATTAACCCTTAATTTCAGGAAAAACTATGCGCCAGGAAACCCGCTTTAAATTTAATGCCTACCTGTCCCGTGTTGCCGAACTGAACGGCATCGACGCCGGTGATGTGTCGAAAAAATTCACCGTTGAACCGTCGGTCACCCAGACCCTGATGAACACCATGCAGGAGTCCTCTGACTTTCTGACCCGCATCAACATTGTGCCGGTCAGCGAAATGAAAGGGGAAAAAATTGGCATCGGTGTCACCGGCTCCATCGCCAGCACCACCGACACCGCCGGTGGCACCGAACGTCAGCCGAAGGACTTCTCGAAGCTGGCGTCAAACAAGTACGAATGCGACCAGATTAACTTCGATTTTTATATCCGCTACAAAACGCTGGACCTGTGGGCGCGTTATCAGGATTTCCAGCTCCGTATCCGTAACGCCATTATCAAACGCCAGTCCCTTGATTTAATCATGGCCGGTTTTAACGGCGTGAAGCGTGCCGAAACCTCTGACCGCAGCAGTAACCCGATGCTGCAGGATGTGGCGGTCGGCTGGCTGCAGAAATACCGCAATGAAGCCCCGGCGCGCGTGATGAGCAAGGTTACTGACGAGGAAGGTCACACGACCTCTGAGGTCATCCGCGTGGGTAAGGGCGGTGATTATGCCAGCCTTGATGCACTGGTGATGGATGCGACCAACAACCTGATTGAACCGTGGTATCAGGAAGACCCTGACCTTGTGGTGATTGTGGGGCGTCAGCTACTGGCGGACAAGTATTTCCCCATCGTCAACAGGGAGCAGGACAACAGCGAAATGCTGGCCGCTGACGTCATCATCAGCCAGAAACGCATCGGTAACCTGCCGGCAGTGCGCGTCCCGTACTTCCCGGCAGATGCGATGCTCATCACGAAGCTGGAAAACCTGTCCATCTACTACATGGATGACAGCCATCGCCGCGTGATTGTGGAAAACCCGAAACTCGACCGCGTGGAGAACTACGAGTCAATGAACATTGATTACGTGGTGGAAGACTACGCCGCCGGTTGTCTGGTGGAAAAAATTAAGGTCGGTGATTTCTCCACACCGGCTAAGGCGACCGCAGAGCCGGGAGCGTAACCGATGACGAGTCCCGCACAGCGCCACATGATGCGGGTCTCGGCAGCGATGACCGCGCAGCGGGAAGCCGCCCCGCTGCGACATGCAACTGTCTATGAGCAGATGCTGGTCAAGCTGGCCGCAGACCAGCGCACACTGAAAGCGATTTATTCAAAAGAGCTGAAGGCCGCAAAAAAACGCGAACTGCTGCCGTTCTGGTTGCCGTGGGTGAACGGCGTGCTGGAGCAGGGCAAAGGTGCACAGGATGACATTCTGATGACGGTCATGCTGTGGCGTCTGGATACCGGCGATATTGCCGGTGCGCTGGAGATTGCCCGTTATGCCCTGAAGTACGGTCTGACCATGCCGGGTAAACACCGCCGCACCCCGCCGTACATGTTCACCGAGGAGGTGGCGCTCGCGGCCATGCGCGCTCACGCTGCCGGTGAGTCTGTGGATACCCGCCTGCTGACGGAGACCCTTGAACTGACCGCCACGGCTGACATGCCTGATGAAGTGCGCGCAAAGCTGCACAAAATCACCGGTCTGTTTCTGCGTGACGCTGGTGATGCCGCCGGTGCGCTGGCTCACCTGCAACGTGCGACACAGCTCGACTGTCAGGCAGGCGTCAAAAAAGAGATTGAACGACTGGAGCGGGAGCTGAAACCGAAGCCGGAGCCGCAACCCAAAGCGGCCACCCGTGCCACGCGTAAGACCCGGAGCGTGACACCGGCAAAACGTGGACGCCCGAAAAAGAAAGCCAGTTAACAACCGAATGCGCCCCGCGCCAGGGCGGCACGCCGGTCAGTGAGGGTGAATCACCTGACACTACACCGGCGTCCACCGCCCGACTTTTCAGAGGTAGTCATGATGACGCTGATTATTCCGCGAAAGGAGGCTCCCGTGTCCGGTGAGGGTACGGTGGTCATCCCGCAACCGGCAGGCGACGAGCCGGTGATTAAAAACACGTTCTTTTTTCCCGATATCGACCCGAAGCGCGTCCGGGAACGTATGCGCCTTGAGCAGACCGTCGCCCCCGCCCGTCTGCGTGAGGCCATCAAGTCAGGCATGGCTGAAACGAATGCGGAGCTGTACGAGTACCGCGAACAGAAAATTGCTGCCGGTTTTACGCGTCTGGCGGACGTCCCGGCGGACGACATCGACGGTGAAAGCATCAAAGTTTTTTACTACGAGCGCGCCGTGTGTGCGATGGCGACCGCGTCGCTTTATGAGCGTTACCGCGGCGTGGATGCCAGTGCGAAAGGCGACAAGAAGGCCGACAGCATTGACAGCACTATTGATGAGCTGTGGCGGGATATGCGCTGGGCGGTGGCGCGTATCCAGGACAAGCCGCGCTGCATCGTGAGTCAAATCTGATGAAGACCTTTGCGCTACAGGGCGACACGCTCGACGCCATTTGTGTCCGGTATTACGGGCGCACTGAGGGCGTGGTTGAGACCGTGCTCGCCGCAAATCCGGGACTGGCTGAACTGGGTGCGGTGCTGCCACACGGCACCGCCGTCGAACTGCCCGACGTTCAGACCGCGCCCGTGGCTGAAACTGTCAATCTGTGGGAGTAACGCATGACAGCAGAAGAAAAAAGCGTCCTGTCGCTTTTCATGATTGGGGTGCTGATTGTTGTCGGCAAGGTGCTTGCCGGTGGTGAACCCATCACCCCGCGTCTGTTTATCGGGCGCATGTTGCTCGGTGGTTTTGTCTCGATGGTTGCCGGTGTTGTTCTGGTGCAGTTTCCTGACCTGTCACTGCCTGCGGTGTGCGGCATCGGCTCCATGCTGGGTATCGCCGGTTATCAGGTAATTGAGATTGCCATTCAGCGCCGCTTTAAGGGCAGGGGGAAACAGTAATGCCGGTAATTAACACGCATCAGAATATCGCCGCCTTTCTCGACATGCTGGCCGTGTCCGAAGGGACGGCGAATCATCCGCTGACGAAAAACCGGGGCTATGACGTGATAGTCACCGGACTGGACGGGAAGCCGGAAATTTTCACCGACTACAGTGACCACCCGTTCGCGCATGGCCGACCGGCGAAGGTGTTTAACCGTCGCGGTGAAAAATCCACGGCCTCCGGTCGCTATCAGCAGCTTTACCTGTTCTGGCCGCATTACCGCAAACAGCTTGCCCTGCCGGATTTCAGTCCGTTGTCACAGGACAGACTTGCCATTCAGTTGATCCGCGAACGCGGTGCACTGGATGACATCCGGGCGGGACGCATTGAACGCGCCATTTCACGCTGTCGCAATATCTGGGCGTCCCTGCCGGGAGCCGGTTACGGTCAGCGTGAGCATTCACTGGAAAAACTGGTCACCGTCTGGCGTACCGCCGGCGGCGTACCGGCTTAAACGGAGTAAACACCATGAAGAAATTATCCCTTTCACTGATGCTGAACGTGTCGCTGGCGCTGATGCTGGCACTGTCCCTGATTTACCCGCAGAGCGTGGCCGTCAGTTTTGTCGCCACCTGGGCGATTCTGGCGACGGTTATCTGTGTGGTTGCCGGTGCTGTCGGCGTGTATGCCACGGAGTATGTGCTGGAACGCTACGGGCGGGAGCTGCCGCCGGAATCGCTGGCCGTGAAGATTGTCACGTCGCTGTTTTTGCAGCCGGTGCCGTGGCGCAGACGGGCGGCGGCTCTGGTGGTGATGGTGGCGACGTTTATCTCGCTGGTCGCTGCCGGGTGGATTTTTACCGCGCTGATTTATCTTGTGGCGTCGCTGTTTTTCCGGCTGATACGTAAAGCCTGTCGTCAGCGTCTTGAGGGGCGGGAACTATGTCAAAGCTGATGACTGTGCTGGTCGTGTTGTTATCGCTGGCGGTGGCCGGTCTGTTTCTGGTGAAACACAAAAATGCCAGCCTGCGCGCCTCGCTGGACAGGGCGAACAGCGTCGCCAGCGGGCAGCAGACGACCATCACCATGCTGAAAAATCAGCTTCATGTTGCGCTCACCAGGGCAGACAAAAACGAGCTGGCGCAGGTGGCACTGCGTCAGGAACTGGAGAACGCCGCGAAGCGTGAAGCACAGCGCGAGAAAACCATCACGAGGTTACTCAATGAAAACGAAGATTTTCGCCGCTGGTATGGCGCTGACCTGCCTGATGCTGTGCGCCGGTTGCACCAGCGTCCGGCCTGCACTGACGCCAGTGATTGTCCCCAACGCCTGCCCGAAAGTGAGCCTTTGCCCGATGCCGGGCAGTGACCCGCAGACGAACGGCGATTTAAGTGCCGATATCCGGCAGCTTGAGAACGCGCTGGCACGCTGTGCCAGCCAGGTAAAAATGATTAAACACTGTCAGGACGAAAACGATGCTCAAACCCGACAGCCTGCGCAGGGCACTGACTGATGCCGTCACGGTGCTGAAAACCAGCCCCGAGATGCTGCGGATATTCGTGGATAACGGGAGTATTGCCTCCACACTGGCGACGTCGTTGTCATTCGAAAAGCGTTACACGCTCAATGTGATTGTGACCGACTTTACCGGTGATTTTGACCTGCTCATTGTGCCGGTGCTGGCGTGGCTGCGGGAAAATCAGCCCGACATCATGACCACCGACGAAGGTCAGAAAAAAGGTTTCACGTTTTATGCAGACATCAACAATGACAGCAGCTTTGATATCAGCATCAGCCTGATGCTGACCGAGCGCACGCTGGTCAGTGAGGTGGACGGCGCGCTGCATGTGAAGAATATCCCGGAACCCACGCCGCCGGAGCCGGTCACCCGCCCGATGGAGCTTTATATCAATGGCGAACTGGTGAGCAAGTGGGATGAATGAGTTTAAGCGTTTTGAAGACCGGCTGACCGGACTGATTGAGTCGCTGTCACCGTCAGGGCGTCGGCGACTGAGTGCCGAACTGGCGAAACGTCTGCGGCAGAGTCAGCAGCATCGTGTGATGGCACAGAAAGCCCCGGACGGCACCCCCTACGCGCCACGCCAGCAGCAGAGCGCCAGAAAAAAGACCGGTCGCGTTAAGCGAAAAATGTTTGCGAAACTTATCACCAGTCGTTTTTTGCATATCCGCGCCAGCCCTGAACAGGCATCAATGGAGTTTTACGGCGGGAAGTCACCGAAAATAGCCAGTGTGCATCAGTTCGGTCTGTCAGAAGAAAACCGGAAAGACGGTAAGAAAATTGATTATCCGGCGCGTCCTCTGCTCGGCTTTACCGGTGAGGATGTGCAGATGATTGAAGAGATTATCCTGACTCACCTCGATCGTTAGTTGTGCCATTCCCGACACCTCATCGTCACATTGCCGCCGGTATGACCCGGCGGCATCCTTCCCGTTATGAACACTCTCGCAAATATTCAGGAACTCGCGCGCGCACTGCGCAACATGATCCGCACCGGCCTTGTCGTCGAAACCGACCTTAACGCCGGTCGCTGCCGTGTGCAGACCGGCGGCATGTGCACCGACTGGCTTCAGTGGCTGACCCATCGCGCCGGACGTTCGCGCACATGGTGGGCGCCTTCCGTGGGGGAACAGGTTCTGATTCTGGCCGTGGGCGGTGAACTCGACACGGCGTTCGTTCTGCCGGGGATTTATTCCGGTGATAACCCCGCGCCGTCTGCGTCGGCGGATGCCCTGCATATCCGTTTCCCTGACGGGGCGGTGATTGAGTATGAACCCGAAACCAGTGCACTCACGGTAAGCGGAATTAAAACGGCCAGCGTGACGGCTTCTGATTCTGTTACCGCCACGGTGCCGGCGGTCATGGTGAAAGCATCAACCCGCGTCACCCTGGACACACCAGAGGTGGTCTGCACTAACAAACTGACTACCGGCACGCTGGAAGTGCAGAAGGGCGGGAAGATGCACGGCAACATCGAGCATACCGACGGGAAATTCACGTCTAACGGCGTTCAGGTGGATGACCACGGTCACGGTGGTGTTAAGTCAGGTGACAACTGGACGCAGGGGACAAAATGACAGCGCGTTATCTCGGAATGAATCGCAGTGATGGCCTGACTGTCACTGACCTTGAGCATATCAGCCAGAGTATCGGCGATATCCTGCGCACACCGGTCGGCTCGCGGGTGATGCGTCGTGATTACGGCTCGTTGCTGGCGTCAATGATTGACCAGCCGCAGACCCCGGCGCTTGAGTTGCAGATTAAGGTCGCCTGTTACATGGCAGTGCTGAAATGGGAACCCCGCGTCACCCTGGCATCCGTCACCACGGCGCGCAGCTTTGACGGTCGAATGACAGTTACGTTAACCGGCCAGCATAACGACACCGGCCAGCCACTTTCGTTAACCATCCCTGTGAGTTGAAACCATGCCGATTATCGACCTGAACCAGCTACCCGCACCGGATGTGGTTGAGGAGCTGGACTTTGAAACCATTCTTGCCGAACGCAAGGCGACACTGATTTCCCTTTACCCGGAAGACCAGCAGGAGGCGGTCGCCCGTACCCTGACGCTGGAATCCGAGCCTCTCGTCAAACTGCTGGAGGAAAATGCTTATCGTGAGCTTATCTGGCGTCAGCGTGTGAATGAGGCCGCACGGGCAGTAATGCTGGCCTGTGCCGCCGGTAATGACCTTGATGTGATTGGTGCCAATTACAACACCACGCGCCTGATTATCACCCCGGCAGATGATTCGACCATCCCGCCGACACCGGCAGTGATGGAGTCTGACACCGATTATCGTCTGCGTATTCAGCAGGCGTTTGAGGGCTTAAGCGTCGCCGGGTCGGTGGGAGCATATCAGTATCATGGTCGCAGTGCCGACGGGCGTGTCGCGGATATCTCTGTCACCAGTCCGTCTCCGGCCTGCGTCACCATCTCTGTGCTGTCACGTGAAAATAACGGCGTCGCATCCGAAGACCTGCTGGCTGTGGTACGTAACGCCCTGAATGGCGAGGATGTCAGGCCGGTGGCCGACCGCGTGACCGTGCAGTCTGCCGCCATCGTTGAATACCAGATAAACGCCACGCTTTACCTTTACCCTGGTCCCGAAAGCGAACCCATCCGCGCTGCCGCCGTGAAAAAACTGGAAGCGTATATCACGGCACAGCACCGGCTGGGGCGCGACATCCGTCTGTCTGCCATTTATGCCGCTTTGCATGTGGAAGGCGTGCAGCGTGTCGAACTGGCTGCACCACTGGCCGACATCGTGCTCAACAGTACGCAGGCGTCTTTCTGTACAGAATACCGCGTCGTGACCGGAGGCTCGGATGAGTGATTCGCGACTGCTGCCGACCGGTTCATCACCGCTTGAGGTTGCTGCTGCAAAAGCCTGTGCGGAAATTGAAAAAACGCCGGTCAGTATTCGTGAGCTGTGGAACCCGGACACCTGCCCGGCAAATCTGCTGCCGTGGCTGGCGTGGGCGTTTTCGGTCGACAGGTGGGATGAAAAGTGGCCGGAAGCGACAAAACGCGCCGTTATCCGCGATGCCTATTTCATCCACTGTCATAAAGGCACTATCGGCGCAATCCGGCGTGTGGTGGAGCCGCTCGGCTATCTCATTAACGTAAAGGAATGGTGGGAGACAAACGACCCGCCCGGAACCTTCCGCCTTGATATCGGCGTACTGGAAAGCGGCATCACGGAGGAGATGTATCTGGAAATGGAACGGCTGATTGCCGATGCCAAACCCGCAAGTCGCCACCTTATCGGTCTGAACATTATCCAGGACATTCCCGGCTGTCTGTATACAGGCGGTGTGGTCTGTGATGGTGATGTTATTACTGTTTATCCCGGATAAGTGAGAAACAATGAGCACGAAATTTAAAACCGTTATCACTACTGCCGGAGCCGCGAAGCTGGCAGCCGCCACTGTTCCCGGCGGGAAAAAAGTAAACCTGTCTGCAATGGCTGTGGGTGACGGTAATGGCCAATTGCCGGTGCCGGATGCCGGTCAGACGAAACTGGTGCATGAAGTCTGGCGTCATGCCCTGAATAAAGTCAGTGTGGATAACAAGAATAAAAACTATATCGTGGCTGAACTGGTTGTTCCGCCAGAAGTGGGCGGCTTCTGGATGCGTGAGCTTGGTCTGTATGACGATGCCGGAACACTGATTGCGGTATCCAACATGGCAGAAAGCTATAAGCCAGAACTGGCTGAAGGCTCCGGACGTGCGCAGACCTGCCGCATGGTTATTATTCTCAGCAACGTGGCGTCCGTTGAGCTGAGTATTGATGCCAGCACAGTGATGGCGACGCAGGATTACGTCGATGACAAAATCGCAGAGCATGAGCAGTCCCGCCGCCATCCTGACGCCACGCTGACAGAAAAAGGTTTTACTCAGTTAAGCAGTGCAACAACCAGCACCAGTGAGTCATTGGCGGCAACGCCAAAAGCGGTCAAGGCAGCAAATGACAACGCAAATTCACGTCTGGCGAAAAATCAGAATGGTGCAGATATCCAGGATAAATCAGCTTTTCTGGACAATGTTGGCGTTACCAGCCTGACGTTTATGAAAAACAACGGCGAAATGCCGGTTGATGCTGATCTGAATACATTTGGTCCTGTTAAGGCTTATTCAGGTATCTGGTCTAAAGCAACGTCCACCAACGCAACACTGGAGAAAAATTTCCCGGAAGATAATGCTGTCGGTGTGCTTGAGGTTTTTGCTGGCGGCAATTTTGCAGGCACGCAACGCTATACCACACGTGACGGAAATTTGTATATCCGCAAACTCATTGGAACATGGAATGGTAATGATGGACCATGGGGAGCATGGCGCCATGTTCAGGCTGTAACGCGTGCTCTAAGTACGACCATTGACCTTAACTCTCTCGGTGGCGCAGAACATTTAGGTTTATGGAGAAACAGCAGTTCAGCAATAGCTTCTTTTGAACGACATTACCCTGAGCAGGGAGGAGACGCGCAGGGCATTCTGGAAATTTTCGAAGGTGGGCTATATGGACGCACGCAGCGTTATACAACCCGTAACGGGACTATGTATATTCGCGGCCTGACAGCCAAATGGGATGCAGAAAATCCACAGTGGGAAGACTGGATCCAAATTGGTTATCAGACCAGTAGTACCTTCTATGAGGATGACCTGGATGATTTGATGTCTCCGGGTATTTACAGTGTGACAGGCAAAGCGACCCACACCCCAATCCAGGGGCAGTCTGGTTTTCTGGAAGTCATCAGGCGCAAGGATGGTGTCTATGTTTTGCAACGTTACACGACCACAGGAACCAGCGCAGCTACAAAAGACCGTTTATATGAGCGAGTTTTTCTTGGTGGCTCATTTAACGCGTGGGGGGAGTGGCGACAGATTTATAACTCAAACTCTTTGCCGTTAGAGTTGGGTATCGGTGGCGCAGTGGCAAAACTCACCAGCCTGGACTGGCAGACATACGATTTTGTGCCGGGCAGTCTGATAACCGTTCGGCTTGATAATATGACCAACATTCCCGACGGTATGGACTGGGGCGTCATTGATGGCAACCTGATAAACATCGCAGTTGGTCCGAGTGATGATTCCGGTACGGGGCGCTCAATGCATGTATGGCGCAGCACTGTAAGTAAAGCGAACTACCGCTTTTTTATGGTGCGTATTTCAGGAAATCCGGGAAGCCGCACGATCACGACAAGACGTGTGCCAATTATCGACGAAGCTCAGACATGGGGCGCGAAACAGACATTCAGTGCTGGCCTTTCTGGCGAACTGTCCGGCAATGCGGCTACAGCTACAAAGCTGAAAACGCCAAGGACAATTAACGGCGTAAAATTTGACGGCTCGGCAAATATTGAAGCGTTTCCGCCAGGTGTTCCGCTGCCGTGGCCATCAGATACACCACCTGCAGGCTATGCGATCATGCAGGGGCAGACGTTTGATAAGGCTGCATATCCGAAACTGGCTATTGCCTATCCTTCTGGTGTTATTCCTGATATGCGCGGCTGGACAATCAAGGGCAAACCCGCCAGTGGGCGTGCCGTATTGTCACAGGAACAGGACGGGATTAAATCGCATACTCACAGCGCCAGTGCGTCAAATACGGACTTAGGAACGAAAACGACCAGTTCATTTGATTACGGGACAAAAACAGTCAGTACGTTTAACCACGGCACGAAATCAACCAATACTTCTGGCAATCATACACATACCGTCGGTTTTGCTGTGAGCGTGCAATCAGGCGGTGCAGATTATGGTGTTCCGCGAAGTGATAAAGGTGCTACGACTACAAGTTCATCAGGCAATCATGCACATACAGTCGACATTGGAGCACATAACCATACTGTTGGTATTGGTGCACATTCACACACTGTTGCTATTGGCTCACACGGGCATTCCATTACCGTAAATGCTACTGGTAATACCGAAAACACCGTCAAAAACATCGCATTTAACTATATTGTGAGGCTTGCATAATGGCTTTCAGAATGAGTGCAGAAGCACAAACTATCCGCGTTTTCAATTTACTTGATGGAACCAATGAGTTTATTGGCGAAAGTGATGCATATATTCCGCCGTATACTGGCCTGCCTGCAAACAGTACAGATATTGCACCACCTGATATTCCTGCTGGTTATGCAGCCGTTTTCAATGCAGATGAAATGAAATGGGAGTTGATGGAAGATCATCGCGGAAAGACTGTCTACGAAACGAAAATGGGAGCAGCCATTTATATTTCTGAACTTGGCGCATTACCTCCAGACGTGACAGCCATTTCCCCGGAGGGGGATTATCAGAAATGGAACGGAAATGCGTGGGTGAATGATGAGAATGCAGAGCGTGATGCACTTGTCAGAGCGGCTGAGTCTCAGAAGAAAGAGCAGATTGCATATGCAGGTGAAATCATTGCCATGCTGCAGGATGCTGTCGATTTAGATATGGCTACCGAGGAAGAAAAGTTAAGCCTGACACACTGGAAAAAATACCGTGTGCTGCTTAATCGCGTTCAGCCGGAAAATGCTCCGGATATAGAATGGCCTGAAATGCCGCAATAAATTGTATAAGCTCTGATGTGAGTTTATACATCTATGGCACAGAGTAAAAACTAATCTGGCAGTCCGCTCTGTGCCAATTGCAGACGTTGTTGCACTGCAAAAATATCTTGTCCGGATCAAGGTATCGCCACCACTTGTTAGGTGGATTAATCCGTATTTATAACAAATACAATTCCCGGCTGTACCTATAAGCTGTTGTCAGTTATACAAAAGCGATGTAGTGTTCCACACATTAAATTTACAAACGTGGAAAAGTCCGTGTTTAGATACAGATTTTTCCGCTGAATAACCGCATATTTCCAAAGGTTTATCATGAGTAAGTGGCTATTAGACAGGCTATTTGAAGCCGGTGATCAGGCAGAGCCCCGGTTTGCGTTTCAGGGGACTGTAAATTGGATGAGGGCCCTTGCCGAAGTCGTTAACGGTGGCGCTTGTGCCGATGATAAACTAAATGATTTATATGCTCGGGTACAACGTAGACCTGTCAATCGTGAAGCTGATACGCTTGTGTTTGAGAACACAATGATGGCCTTACATAATCTGTCATCTTTGAAAAGTATGAATAAAGATGTCGAAGATAAATATGACATATGTCGTTCAGCTATTATTTCTTGGTATTACAGTATCTATTTTTCCGCTAGCGCGATGGTTGCAGCATCTTCTGGTTCTATTCAAGAGACACATACAGCCACAGCAAAAGTTTGGCAGTCAGATATCGCGGAAAAAGAACTTATCCCATATCCATTTAATCTTCTTCTAACTAGTTTAGTTTCAAACACTGCTGATGCCGAGATTGCTGCATATAGAGGTGCTAACCGTTTCGACCTGAATGATAGAGCTTATGATAATGAAACTGCTCATGGTGCACTGGTTTCCTATCTAAAGGGGACTCATGGCTACAAAAAGTGGGAAACAGAAGAGAGGGTGAGAACTTCTCGTGATTTCAAAGCTCTTGGTGTTGACAACTTTCGCACGAAAGCTGCTCGCGAAGTTCGCGATCACGCACTAGAAAAAGGACAAGTTAATTTCCTTATTCAGGCATTTAGATACCGTGGTAAAGCGAACTATCGTGACTCTATATTTTTATCCTACGGTGACAACAACGAAGCTATTATAGAAGAATTTATCCAAGATTTGTATGACGTCGCTATTGGCTTCATTAGGGCTACTTCGCATTATTGCAGTCGAAGAGTCGAGAGAGGTACGTGGGCTGAGTTTGTCGAGGATATTTCTGATAACTCAAGGTTGTCTATTGACTCTGTCGTGCTTGAAATATAACAAACAATTTAAGAATGGCTCAGCACGCTTGGCATTTTCAGTTTGGTTCAAATTTAGTGATTAAGGTATTCAAATTGAGTATGGTGAATACGTGCTTCACACTTTAATTGGGCGTTAATGCCCGCTTTTCGCTCAAAGCAGACTGTCAGATTTAATAGCGTTTTGATTATGTAACTTGTCAGTTGGAAGCTGAGTGAGAACAAATCAAGGCAGGCGGGCTGATTGCCCGCCTTTTCTTTATCTGTTGTTTCATCCACTGGCCAGCCAGGTCAAATAGCGCCTCATGCCCTGCACAACTGAAAATACCACTCACCCATTAACCACGGAGTTAAACGGATGAGTGATTATCATCACGGTGTGCAGGTGCTGGAGATTAACGACGGCACCCGCGTCATTTCCACCGTATCCACTGCCATTGTCGGCATGGTCTGCACGGCCAGCGATGCGGATGCGGAAACCTTCCCCCTCAATAAACCGGTGCTGATTACCAATGTGCAGAGTGCGATTGCAAAGGCCGGTAAAAAAGGCACGCTGGCGGCGTCGTTGCAGGCCATCGCTGACCAGTCAAAACCGGTCACCGTTGTTGTGCGCGTGGAAGACGGCACCGGCGACGACGAAGAAACGAAACTTGCGCAGACCGTTTCCAATATCATCGGCACCACTGACGAAAACGGTCAGTACACCGGACTGAAAGCCCTGATGGGGGCTGAGTCGGTTACCGGCGTTAAACCGCGCATTCTTGGTGTGCCGGGGCTGGACACCAAAGAGGTTGCCGTCGCACTGGCATCGGTATGCCAGGAACTGAATGCATTCGGGTATATCAGCGCATGGGGCTGTAAAACCATTTCCGAGGTGAAAGCCTACCGCCAGAATTTCAGCCAGCGTGAGCTGATGGTCATCTGGCCGGATTTCCTCGCATGGGATACGGTTACCAGTACCACCGCCACCGCGTATGCCACCGCCCGTGCGCTGGGGCTGCGCGCTAAAATCGACCAGGAGCAGGGCTGGCATAAAACGCTGTCCAACGTCGGGGTAAACGGTGTTACCGGCATCAGCGCATCTGTATTCTGGGATTTGCAGAAGTCTGGCACTGATGCTGACCTGCTGAACGAGGCAGGCGTCACAACGCTGGTTCGCCGCGACGGTTTCCGTTTCTGGGGTAACCGTACCTGCTCCGATGACCCACTGTTCCTCTTTGAAAGCTACACACGCACCGCGCAGGTACTGGCTGACACGATGGCTGAGGCGCACATGTGGGCTATTGATAAGCCCATCACCGCAACACTGATTCGCGACATCATTGATGGCATCAATGCCAAATTCCGCGAACTGAAAAGCAACGGTTATATCGTGGATGGCACATGCTGGTTCAGTGAAGAATCCAACGATGCGGAAACCCTCAAGGCCGGAAAACTGTATATCGACTACGACTATACCCCGGTGCCTCCCCTCGAAAACCTGACCCTGCGCCAGCGTATTACTTCTAGATACCTGGCAAGTCTGGTCACCTCGGTTAACAGCAATTAAGGAGCCTGACCGATGGCAATGCCGCGCAAACTCAAATACATGAATGTCTTTCTGAACGGCTACAGCTATCAGGGCGTTGCAAATTCCGTCACGCTGCCAAAACTGACCCGTAAGCTCGAAAATTATCGCGGTGCGGGAATGAACGGCAGCGCACCGGTAGACCTCGGCCTTGATGATGATGCGCTGTCAATGGAGTGGTCGCTCGGTGGATTCCCGGATTCGGTTATCTGGGAGCTTTACGCTGCAACCAGTGCTGATGCCGTACCGATTCGTTTTGCTGGTTCTTACCAGCGCGACGATACCGGCGAAACGGTGGCCGTCGAAGTGGTCATGCGTGGGCGTCAGAAAGAAGTCGACACCGGAGAGGGTAAACAGGGAGAGGATACCGAATCGAAACTCCCGGTGATTTGTACTTATTTCCGGCTGACGATGGACGGTAAGGAGCTGGTCGAAATCGACACCATCAACATGATTGAGAAGGTGAACGGCGTCGACCGGCTGGAGCAACACCGCCGCAATATCGGCCTGTGATTTTCATCCGGTCAGCCTGGCTGACCGGTTAACCCTGATTCAGAAGTGAGAAAACCATGAACAAAGAAAATGTGATTACCCTGGACAATCCGGTCAAGCGTGGTGAGCAGGTTATCGAACAGGTCACGCTGATGAAACCCAATGCCGGGACGCTGCGCGGTGTCAGTCTGGCAGCGGTCGCGAACTCCGAAGTCGATGCACTGATTAAGGTGCTGCCGCGCATGACGGCACCGATGCTGACCGAGCAGGAAGTTGCCGCGCTGGAACTGCCTGACCTTGTGGCGCTGGCCGGTAAGGTGGTCGGTTTTTTGTCGCCGAACTCGGTGCAGTGACGTTTCCGAAAAATCTCTCGGTCGATGACCTGATGGCGGATGTGGCAGTGATATTTCACTGGCCGCCATCAGAACTGTATCCCATGAGCCTGACCGAACTCATCACATGGCGTGAAAAGGCGCTCCGGCGAAGCGGAAACACGAATGAGTAACAATGTAAAATTACAGGTATTGCTCAGGGCTGTTGACCAGGCATCCCGCCCGTTTAAATCCATCCGCACAGCGAGTAAGTCGCTGTCGGGGGATATCCGGGAAACACAAAAATCACTGCGCGAGCTGAACGGTCACGCATCCCGTATTGAGGGATTTCGCAAGACCAGCGCACAGCTCGCCGTGACTGGTCATGCACTTGAAAAGGCACGGCAGGAAGCCGAAGCCCTTGCCACACAGTTTAAAAACACTGAACGTCCGACCCGTGCTCAGGCGAAAGTGCTGGAATCCGCAAAGCGTGCGGCGGAGGACTTACAGGCGAAATATAACCGCCTGACGGATTCTGTTAAACGCCAGCAGCGGGAACTGGCCGCTGTGGGAATTAATACCCGCAATCTTGCACATGATGAGCAGGGACTGAAAAACCGTATCAGTGAAACCACCGCACAGCTTAACCGTCAGCGCGACGCGCTGGCGCGTGTCAGTGCGCAACAGGCAAAACTTAACGCAGTAAAACAGCGTTATCAGGCAGGAAAGGAACTGGCCGGAAATATGGCCTCGGTGGGCGCTGCCGGTGTGGGGATTGCGGCGGCGGGAACGATGGCCGGAGTTAAGCTGCTTATGCCCGGTTATGAGTTTGCGCAGAAAAACTCAGAATTGCAGGCCGTGCTCGGAGTGGCAAAAGACTCCGCCGAAATGACCGCACTACGCAAACAGGCGCGCCAGCTCGGCGACAATACCGCCGCCTCGGCGGATGATGCGGCCGGTGCACAGATAATCATCGCGAAAGCGGGTGGGGATGTTGATGCCATTCAGGCGGCAACGCCGGTCACGCTGAATATGGCGCTGGCGAACCGCCGCACGATGGAAGAAAACGCCGCCCTGCTGATGGGGATGAAATCCGCCTTTCAGCTTTCAAACGATAAGGTCGCTCATATCGGGGATGTTCTCTCCATGACGATGAACAAAACCGCCGCCGATTTTGACGGCATGAGCGATGCGCTGACCTATGCCGCACCTGTGGCAAAAAATGCCGGTGTCAGCATTGAAGAAACCGCCGCAATGGTCGGGGCGCTGCATGATGCAAAAATCACAGGCTCAATGGCGGGGACGGGAAGCCGTGCCGTGTTAAGCCGCCTGCAGGCACCGACGGGAAAAGCATGGGATGCACTCAAAGAGCTTGGAGTGAAAACCTCAGACAGCAAGGGAAACACCCGGCCAATATTTACCATTCTGAAAGAAATGCAGGCCAGTTTTGAGAAAAACCGGCTCGGTACTGCCCAGCAGGCTGAATACATGAAAACTATTTTCGGGGAGGAGGCCAGCTCAGCCGCCGCCGTGCTGATGACTGCCGCCTCAACCGGAAAGCTGGACAAACTGACCGCTGCGTTTAAAGCCTCAGACGGGAAGACCGCCGAGCTGGTAAATATCATGCAGGACAACCTCGGCGGTGACTTTAAAGAGTTTCAGTCCGCTTATGAGGCAGTGGGGACTGACCTGTTTGACCAGCAGGAAGGCGCGCTGCGTAAGCTCACGCAGACGGCCACAAAGTATATGTTAAAACTCGACGGCTGGATCCAGAAAAACAAATCACTGGCGTCAACCATCGGCATCATTGCCGGTGGCGCGCTGGCGCTGACTGGCATCATCGGTGCCATTGGCCTCGTAGCCTGGCCGGTTATCACCGGCATCAATGCCATCATCGCGGCAGCAGGCGCAATGGGGGCAGTCTTCACGACGGTTGGCAGTGCTGTTATGACCGCCATCGGGGCTATTAGCTGGCCGGTTGTGGCCGTGGTGGCCGCCATTGTCGCCGGGGCGTTGCTTA